CAGTTAAAAAGTTATTAACTCTGTAACCTTGTGGGATCATACCCATAGATGCGATTGCATTGATATCATTATCAGCTGTACCAGTTCTACCTTGAGACTTCATCAGTCTTTCAGCGTTGAATTGGTTTTCCGAAGGAACGATCATTTTCACTCCTCTAGCTGCAACTTTAAGACCTCTTTCGTCAGTCATCTTACCGATATCGATAAGTGATTGCTCTAACGAAGTTTCGTTAAGATCTGCCTGCGTAGTCAGTGTATTTTTGAAAGTACCTGCTATCGTAGGGTGGTTCGTTGCAAATAAAGATACTCCATCACCTGTTTTGAAAGTTGCAGTTGATGGTAATCCATTGATTAAAGGCTCAACAGATTTAACTTGTTTTGCATTCGACATAGATCTTGCTAAAGCTTTTGTATATCTTGAAGCTAATCTATCGTAGAGGTTATCTTCGATAGCTTCTTCAGTTATTGCAAATGCTAAAGCTACAGTCTCCATAGTGTATCTAGCTGTAAAAGTTTCTTGTGCATCGTCAAAAGACACTCCAGCACCTTCTGCTTTTACTTGTGCGTTTGCGAAACCACTTAACATTACTTCTTCTTCAAAAGCTCTGTCAGATGATTCCTCGGCATAAATCTCAGCATGCTGATTTTCATACCTTTTGTACTCCAGCCCGAATAGTGCATTCAAGCCAGGTTCTAACTCTTTTACGAGTTGCGATCGTGATATTGCCATATTATGCTCCTATTATGCGCTTACAGTTCCAGTGCCAAACCACTGTGATTTGTTAGCAACAACGACTACTGTACAGAATGCTGCAGTTCCATCTTCGTTAGAAGGATCTTCTGCAATTCTTAACAGTCTCCATGTGTTGTTAATATCGTGGATTGAACCCACCGTTAGCGTGTTGCTAGATTGACCAGAAAGTGTACTACCTGCAGATGCAGCTGTACCCATAGTTCTACCCATTTGAGCTTCAATAGCTCCTGCGTTTGCACCTAATTGTGCAGACGTTGAAGCAAGATATTGCTGAAATGGATTGTCAATAACAAACGCTGTGATGTCTTCACTGTTTGCTGGAGTTACTTGTGAATAGTAGTTCTGAAAAGTTGGCTTCTCTGTAGTAGCCGCATTATAGAACACACCGTTTAAAACACCAATCGTAGGATTAGTGACTGCCGCTTGTGCTGTAATTATATATCCAGGGTTTGTGTTAGCACCACCTGCAGAGTCGATCTGCACGTAGCCACCTTGGAATATAGAAGTAGCATAATTGGCATCGATTTTGTATTTATTTTGTCCGCCAGTTGAAGGTGTTGCACCTAACGTTCCAGCAGGAATTAAACCAAAACCTTTTGCGTTACTATTTGCCATAGTTTACTCCTTTATGTACCTGCCTTCGAAAAGGCCTCCAGTACGGGTTTATAAAAATTCAGTGATATTTAAAAATTACTTTTTCGTACCACCGAAGGTTACACGAGTTTGTCTATCAACATTGATAGGCATTCTCTTATCCTGCTCCTTCATAAGATCGTTATTTACTGCGTCGCTTCGTTCACTATGTCTTCTAGACATGTATTCTTGTCTCTGCTTCGCGATCTCGATCGGTACCTTTGCAAGTAAAAGGCCACCAACCCCAACGACTCCCTTGTATCTGCCATCGTCGATGACAGGATAGTCAGATGCGTTTTCAATTTCTTCGGCACGTACTAACTCGTAACCTTCTCGTAAACGAGATGTTACGTTTTTGGTGTCTTGAAATCCAACACTCTCTGCTCTTATCCATCTATACCTGAATCCATCAGGTGCAGGGGGTGCATCTAGAGATGATGGAGGAACCCACACTTTTGGTCTTTCAGACTTTGACCGTGTTTGGTTCGCACGAGAAGTTTTATTTTTGTCTTTTTCCATTACGCCTCCTTCGTGGTTTTAAGTTGTTTTGCGTACTCTTCCAGTGGCACTCCTAATTTTTTAGCTATTGCTACTTGTGAGGAAGTGAGTCTCACTTGTTTGCGACCAGGTTTTACGCTTCTTTGGGCCGAAGCCACCGTCTG